CAAATCTCAAACCGCCCAACCCGTACTTAAAGCGGAGGACGTTCCAGTTGCGTGCGAAGACGAGGGTGGAGACGCCGGTGTTTCCGTCGTTTCCGGGCACGACGCCGTCGGGCTGGATGTAGGTGGGCCCGTAGAAGCAGCGTCCGTCGATGACGACTTCGAGGCGAGTGGAGTCGATGCGGGAGAAGTTGCAGGTGCCGGAGGGCTGGATGTCCTGCGGCTGCAGCGCGAAGGAGTAGCAGTAGATGAACTTGTCGGGGATGTTGGTGTGGTGCTGGTAGGGCTGGATGAGGCGGAAGTAGCGTCCCTCCTTGGCCTCCCACCGGTTGGCGTTGTTGAGCAGCAGGCGCGCGAAGCGGCACGGGTCAACGGAGAGCTGGGTGATGAAGTCGAGGGGTCCGGAGAAGTTGAACCACTCGTTGTACAGGTTGGTGCACGGGTTGATGCCGGAGACGTAGTCCTCGTGCACGCGCAGGCGCATGACCCAGAACAGTTCCATGACGGTGTGATTGAAGTTGAGGTCGATGTTGAGCGACTTGTCCTGTCCGGTGGCGTACACGCTGGAGACGGTCTGTTCGGTGGTGCTGGACTGCTGCTGGTGCTGCGGGATGACGCTTTCAAAGGCGCCCTCGGCGAACTTGGCGCGCTCGTTCTGGTCGAGGTACACGTAGGTGACCATGATCTGCGCGCCGAGCGAGGTGCTGGTGAGGGGGGACAGGTCGGAGACGGACTGGGGCGCACCCTCGAAGTACTGTCCGTTGAAGCGCGCGCGCTGCTGGATGGAGGAGAGGGTGTAGGAGTAGGGGGCACTCAGGGCGGCGCAGGTGAGCTTGAGCAGCTGGTCGAGGCGTCGGAACTTGACGCTGACCTTGACGCTGTGGAACTGGAGAGAGACGAGGGGCAGGGCGAGGCCGGAGTTAAGGGTAAACCAGAAGTACAGCGGCACGTACAGGATACGCGGCTGGCGACTGAGGGTCTGCAGCGCGAAGATGGAGTCGTACTTGCCCGTCATCTCCTGCAGGCGCTTGCCGGGCGCGCCGGACAGCTCCTCCCAGATGTACATGAGCTCACCGTAGATCTCGTCGATGCACTGACCGCCGATGAAAAAGTTGGTGCGTTCCACCATGGCCTGTCCGACGGCGTGGGTCCAGTACGGCTCGACCGACACGTTGTCGACCTTGAGGCTGGGCGGCACGATGGCCTCGAGCTGGGTCTGGGGGTCGGTGTACGACAGACCGATACCGGGCAGGTCGATGCGCACGTACATCCAGTAGACCAGATCGCCGATGCGGTCGAGGTTGCAGCTGGGGTTGGCTCCGAACTGCGCGGTACCCTGATTGAAGTCAAGGTCGTGGGACTCGAGCGCGAAGTTGGTGTACCGCTTGATGACGTGACGCCAGTACGTGATCACGGGCTTCGCCGTGAGCACGCCGTCGGCCAGACCGAGCGAGACCATTTGGTTGAGAGCACCTCCGAGACAAGCAGACATTTTTTTAGGTGAGGGGTGGTTTGTTTTTAACTTAGACTAACAGAAAAAAAAAGTAGATGTCAAAACCAAAAAAACGCGATTCGTGTGATGAGGTGACCGCGTTTTTTTTAAAGTCGTGTGGTCAGGCGACGCGTGGCCCGGCGTGGTCCGGCGTCGGCCCGCGCGTGTGCGTAGATCCAACGCACGTGGGTGGCGTGAACGCAGAAGGCGCGGACGGAGGACGTTCAGTGAGGTTACACCCGCGATGGGCTCCGTTTAGTCCTGCACGAACGAGTCTTGTTTATTTTTTTTTGACTGTACTACGTTTAAAAAGAAACCTACGATGAGCGGATCTTCTAAACAGCCCCGTAAAGCCCGTGCACGGGAGCCCGGCGCGGCTGCAGCCCCCGAGCCGTGTAACGGAACGGTTCTTCACCTCACACGACGAGTCGGGGGGAGTGACCGTAGTGGTACGACGACCGCCGCTGTACTCGTGATGCCACCAACGCCCCCGCCGTGTGCGCCGGTGTCGGTCTCGTCGTCGCCGTGTGCGCCGGTGTCGGGTCCGGGTTCGGGTGCCGGTCCCGGGGTGATCTCAACCGCCGTGGTTGCGGCGTCGTCCCCCTCGGTGGCGGCGCGGGGAAGGCGGAGACCACGCGAGGAGGAAACGGCACCCGAGGAAGCCCGCGTTCAATGTCGAGCTCCCCTTACTCCGACGGTCTGCCCCGTGACACCACCGGCGGCGGTTCCCCGTGAAGCAGGACGAAAAGTCAGTCAAGGCGAGGAGGACGACGAGGACGATGACGAGGACGAGGACGATGATGACGATGACGACCAGGACGAGGACGACGAGGACGAGGAGGAGGACGACGACGACACAGAAGGAAGTTTGATCGATTTTATAGTACATGACAGTGAAGAAGAGGATGCAAATGACACCGATCATTCCTACGATGATTTGGCGGAACGGCGTAAAGCCAAAAAAAAACTAAAGCTCAGCGAAAAGGTCGAGGAGGAAGGCGATGAGGAGGAGGAGGAAGAAGAGGAGGAGGAGGAGGAAGAAGAAGATGAGGAGGAGGAGGAGGAGGAGGAGGAGGAGGAGGAGGGAGAGGATGATACGACCAGTACAGATGAAGATTATGAAAGCGACGGGGATAGTAAAGATGAGAACGAATACGTGGATCACCGCCACGTCGACGGTGAGCTGGATGCGGAAACTTCACCGACCGGGTGTAGCGAAAGTGTCCCCGCGATCACGACACAGCTCAACGCGGCATCAGCCGCGCGACCGCGACCCGAGCCGCGTCGGTCAGCGCGCATCACAAAGGGACGTGTACCCGTTAGATACGTGGATGAAAACTACGCACAGTTGATGCTTGAAGACGTTGATGTGGACGCACTGGTGGAAGAAGAGGACGAGGACGAGTAGAAAGCGCGTATGAGATAAACCATTAAAAGCGGGTCCCCGGGAGGAGTTGTTGATCTTTTAATCGAACAGGCTCGGTCTTAAAAATGCCAGTTCCGATAAGACAAGTTCCAAAAGTGTAATAAAACTGTCTTTACAACTTTCACCTCGGATATTTTTGGTGGACAAGAGACCTTTGAACTCTACGGCGCGCTGTAACTGGGGAATGCTCCATAAGCCCAGCGCTTGTTTTTCAAGGAATTCGAGACAAACGCCGCGGCGCGAAGACTCGGCCAACCCTCTGGACTCGGCGGCGCGTGCCAGCGCGGGGAGACACGCGCGCGGCGGGGTGATCGTTCTCGTGGACCCTTGAGCGTTTTTCTTTTTTGAGTGGCCGCTTCTCACGTACTGCCACCCGGTATGGTTATGAGTATGAGTATGGGCACGAGTTGGGGCCGCCACGACGTGGAGTGGGAGTGCTGGCGTCGTCGTCGCCCCGACGGTGGCGTGGGGTGACCGGCGCATACAGGGGTTTTTACCGACGAGATCGTGGTACGGCGACGGCGCCGGATCCCGTGTCGTGTGTGTTTGTGTCGGTTGTGTGTGTGCGTGGATGATCAGGTCGCGACACGCCTTAAACCGGGTGGGCGCGTCGGGGTCCCACGGAATCTGTTTAATAAAAGTAACGTGATGCCGAGGTTCTTCGACGGTTCCAAACACGACGTTGATCTTGAAGACGTACTCGCCGCGTTTTAACGATTGCGCGATGTCGCCGTAGTCCGGTCGTGGAAGTGTGTCCCGCTCAAAAAACTTGACAACGGCAAGTGTTTCCTCTAAAAACTCCTTCGCGGCGGTCTCTTCCGCCGTGGGTGCGTCGCGGCTGACGCTTCCGCCAAACTCTGACCACTTGCCGGATCCGCGCCGCCATCCGGGGATGTGTCGCTCTTTACCGAGCAGGAAGTACACTCGGAACCACACGGGGTCGATGGTGAAGCATAGGAGAGACGCGCCCACGATTTTACCAGGGGGCTCGCCGTCCACACACAAGCTTCGTACGATCTGTTTCATCTCCTCGGGTGGTGCGCTCGCTTTTACGGACCTTAAAAAGTCTAACCGTTCAGGGGCGGCGGTAGAGAAGGGCGGCGGTGACGCGTCGTGTGGTGTCGGAGTGGCGTCCGCCGCGTGCGTGCCGCCCGGAACGGCGCGGAGTACGGAAGGCGTTGCGTGTAGATTCCGATCGAAACGATCCATCGGCTTGACCGTGTTCATTTACTGAGAGTGCGGTACTATTAATCTACACAAAATCTATCCGACAACAAACGACGTAAAGGGTTAAAAAGCAGGTTCGTGATAAGTTTTACACCCAAGCCTCAGACCCGAAGACGCGAGCCGCGCGCGACGGCGGCGGCGGCGGCGTTCGGACCCGGCCGGCGGTCGCGCCCCCTGTCCGTGCGTTTTAACGGACAGGCCTGGAGTGAAAAAAAAACAAAACACGTCACGATAGATATAAAAAAGGGACGAGAACCGACATGAACGAGTCGGCGTTTAACGACAACGACCCGTCGGTGTACAAGACGCACATTTTGTACGTTATACCGTCGGACCCCAACTGTTCGAAGCTGGTGAGCGCGTTAGAAGGACATCCGCTGTATGAGCACATTTTTACACAAGACGTGGGGCAGCTGAAACAGCGGCCCTCCTGGCTGGACGGTGTACCGATGCTGGTGAACAAGGCCAACAGCCAGGCACACAAAGGTAAAAATATTTATAGCTACGTGAAAGAGTGGAAGAGCGACGAGCTACTGCCGGCACACGCGTCTACCGGCGGTTACGCCAGTTTTGAAGATAACGGAGAGCACGAGTTAGGTGACACGCACAGCAAGTCATTTTCGTCCCTGTATGACTCGGGTATGTTCACAATGGATGACGACGGCACGGGCGAAAGCGGCGCGGGTGGCGGGAACGGCGCGTCGCCCGGAGGACGTGGAGGGGCGGGGGGAGGTGGGGGGCCGGCGGGCGGCGGGGGAAACGGAGGCGCCGGATCGCGTACCGTAACACCGCAAAACACCGGCGCTGATCCTTTCAGGGGAGACGATTCACCGGGTCACCAACAGTCGACCGGGCGTAAAAACCAGATGAAGGAGCAAGCGCTAAGCGAGGCCCAGAGCCGAACACAAGCGATGATCGAGGCACGCAATCTGCAGGATCAGCGCGTACAACAACAAACAAGTAAAGGCGGGCGTGGATCCGCGGGAGGGGGCGGCGGAGGACGTGGGACGCCGTACTCGTCGTCACCGGTACGCGCGGTTCACGAGTACGAAAGGACGGGAACGGGGAACGTCCCTGTTCGTGGTGCTCCGGCGGCTCCCGGGGATACTTTTTCCGCAGAGCGGCCGCCACGTCCGGGTGCGGCGACGGCAGACGTATTTCATCGGGGTCCAGATCAGCACTCGCCGCCGCCCCGGTACGCCCCACAGCAGGCGGCACCTCAGTACGCCTCACAGCAGGCGGCACCTCAGTACGCCTCACAGCAGGCGGCACCTCAGTACGCGCCACCGCAGGCGGCACCTCAGTACGCGCCACCGCAGGCGGCACCTCAGTACGCGCCACCGCAGGCGGCACCTCAGTACGCACCACCGCAGGCGGCGCCTCAGTACGCCCCACCGCAGGCGGCGCCTCAGTACGCCCCACCGCAGGCGGCACCGTACGCACCACAGCAGGCTGCGGTGTACGCACAACGACAAGCGGCACAGTACGCAGCACAGCAGCCGGCACCACAGTACGCGCCGCAGTACGCGTCACAGCAGGCGGCACCGTACGCACCGCAGTACGCGCCTCAGTACGCGTCACAGCAGGCGGCACCGTACGCGCCTCAGTACGCGTCACAGCAGGCGGCACCGTACGCGCCTCAGTACGCGTCACAGCAGGCGGCACCGTACGCGTCACAGCAGGCGGCACCGTACGCGTCACAGCAGGCGGCGCAGTACGCGCCTCAATACCTGCCACAGTACGCGCCACAGCAGGCGGCAACGTACGCGTCACAACACGCGCCCCAGTACGCGCCCCCGTCTGGTCCGTCGTACGCGCGGCACCACGCGTAGAGGGGAGAGAGGGCGGGGGGTCGACGGGGTTGATCTCCTGCCACAGCCCCCGTGGTAGACTAGGACATGAAGACAAAAAAATGACGCACCCGATGTTAACTTAAATTAAAATCTCAGATGTAATAATAAAAACGTTAACAACGATGATGTCGTCTAAAAAAAATTCCCGAGTTTCTGCGTCGTCGTCTAAAAACGCGTCACGCGCGACGTCGCGGTCGCGTTCCCACTCTCGCTCCCGCGCTTCGGCGTCAGCTGCCGACCGTGACGCCGCGGTGGCGATTTTGATGAATTTGCGGACCAAGCGTCCGAAGCGTTCAGGTGAAGCCAAGCACTGCTCCAAGAAATTGAAAAAACCGTGCAACAAGTCGCCTTATTGTGTGTACACGAGGAGCAAGTCGCGCATTCATAACGGAAAACGTGTGCAGGTGCGCCGGGGGGGGTGCAAAACGACGGTGGACGCGTCGTACACGCGCTAACGGCTAACGTGCTTTTGGATTAGAGTCCTTGGTTGGACGACGTCAACGTCTGCCCGCCGCGTGCTTCCGGTAACTCCGCGCGATCGTGGTTGTCGTGGTTTTCGTGGTCCCAGAACCGCGCCGCCAGCCACGACATGATGTTTCCTAGTAGGATAATTGATAGAATCGGGAGCGCGACAAGCCAAAGGCCTTTTTTAAGATGGAACAGCTTTTCGATGAGCAGAACGAGAACCGTCAAGACTAGATATTGAAGGCCGTGATCGAAGGAGTACACGTCGTCGTCGTTGCGTCCGAATAAATGCTGGTAACTTATAAAGAGGGGGATCACCGACGAGGAGGGCACGTAACTCATACGTGGTTCGGCCAGACGTGGGAAACTTGAAAGACGTGAACACATAATTATAGCGCGTGGCAGCCGACAAACTTTCACGCTTCCACCGTCAAAGGTGATCGAGAACGTTTTTAAATTTAAGAAAAATAAAAAGAAAGTGCCACAAACACGCTCAGACAGGCACACACACGCGGAAACACGCAGCGAAAAACACCGACGCTCTAAAAAAACGTTGACACGTAACGTGTTATTTTTTGGTGATGTCGCCGTGGTTCGTGACGATCACCAAACGGGGCGCGGCTTGACGGGAGAGGCCACCGGCGACATAGGACAGAAATCGGTCCGTGGCAGTACGTGTCGCGGACTGAGCGGGACAAATGTCGCATCGCTCAACCGTTGTCCCACTTGCGCGTATCTTTCTATCACGTGCTGTGATGAGACCACCGCCGAGCTGAGCAGGAGTCCAGTCGCGACCCGCCGCCGGTCCATGACTCGCGACTTGGGAGGGCGCGCCGCTGCGACGGCGTTGGCGGCGGTCCTTGCCGCTTGCGTAAGTGAGATTCCTCCCCCGGGCAGAGACGAGGACGAGGACGAGGACGAGGACGAGACCACGGCACACTTCTGTTTTTTCGAAGAAACCGGTGCGTCGCAGCGGACGGCAACCTGATTTTCGGGGCCCTCCGCCAGTTTTTGTTTGAGCGGTCGGACTACCACACGGAGAGCGGGCGCAAGGGAAGGTGAGTACGGCGCCACGGTACCGTCGACCACCGGTGCACGGCCGCTGGCATTTCCGGTGCGGTCGGCTCGGGTCTTCCCTTCCGTTTCGACACGTCGATCCGGACGCAAGGGACGTACGACGACGAGCGGTGCACGGGGGATCACGGGCGAGTTGGCGGTGGCGTGGCCGCGATCGGTGCGCCTCTCCTCCTCTGGAGTTGCCGTCGTCTCCGGATCCGGCTCCGGCTCCGCGTGCGCCGGCGGGGCTGCACCGGGTATCACGAGCGGTTTCACACGTACCGTTTCTGGTGTCGGTGCCGCGGGCGGGGGCGCGTGGACAAGTGGTTTAACCACAACGACCGCCGCACCCGTGGATGATCCCGCGGCGTCGACGGCCGTTGCCGTGCGTGACGCGTGCGACCGAAGTCCGGACAGGGGTGAAACGATGTCACAGCACCCGGTTCCACCGTGCATGAGCATCCCCATGATCAGATTCTCGGTTACGCCGCTGATGTTGTCGTACACACCGTAGGCGGCCGCATTAATTAAAACGTCCTGCGTCTCCTCGAAGCTGGCGTGGTGATACGTGCTGCCACCCAGTTTGTGCATATTGTGTCGCGTCATCGCGGTAAGCGTACCGGAGAGCGTCATCACGTCCGCTAGTAGCTGTAGGTGGCGATCGTTGACGTAGGCGCCGTCGAAAGACAGAACGGCACGGATCTCATCGAGCAGCACCTGCTGCGCCGCCTCGATGCCGAGTACGTTGAGCACCTCATGGATGTCGTTGCACACCGTCCGGCACTTGTCGATGTACGGTAGTCCGAGCAGGACGCGCAAGTTGCTTCCTTCCGTGTCGGCCATCCACTCTTTGACGGTGACGAGCGCACCGCCGGAGCCGACGGCGGCGCGTTCGTGGGGATGTACGATGACGCGTTTGATGGCGGGCACGCCGTGGATCGGCGCGTTATCCAACAAAAAGTCGTGAATCGTCTTGACGCACGCGTACTCCAGGTGGGCCAGCTCGGTCGCGTCCACCTCCATGTTTTCCGTGAGATCTCCGAGGTTCTTTACGCGGAGCCGGATAACCCACGGTATCGCGTTGTGCTCCGAGCAGATGAGCTGCACGCCGTCGCCCATGTACGAGTGCAGCGCCCGCGCCACGTGGTGCACGTCCAAGTGTTTGGTCGCGAGCACCGCTCGATCGAGGACGAATCGGATGAGCCAGCGGCTCTCACCCGACGACGGGTTGAGGGTGGCGCGACCCGGGCCCGCGTCTGCCCGTTTAACACGCGCCGCGCCCGTCGAATGGTGTCGCGTCTCGTCGTCGTCGTCGTCGCCGCCGGTGTCGTCGCCGGTGTCGCCGGTGTCGTCGTCGCCGGTGTCGTCGTCGTCGTCTTTGTACATCGCGCGGTACGCGCGCACCATCGGCAGGTCTTCGGGTATGACGGTGTCCCACGGATCCGCGTCGAGCTGCACGCTGCTCGTGCACACCACCTGACTGAGCACGGTAAACGCCAGGGCTTCTCCGAAAACGCGCGCCATTTTTTCGGAGTCGGTGTAGGGCGGTTCAAAAAAGACACTTACCGACGGCGTCTTGATATGACGCGACGTGTCGATGAGCTCCTTAAGCCGCGGGACACCAAGGGTTACGGTTTTTTCGGCAACGCCGGCGGTGTGAAACGTGTTGAGCGTCATCTGAGTACACGGTTCCCCGATCGACGCGGCACCGAGCGTGCCCACCATTTCACCGGCGCACGTGAGCGACGCGCGGTAGCACTCCATAATCTCGGACGCGCACCACCGCACCGCCTCGAGTGTGAGCCGGTAGGTGAGCACGATGGTGCGCAGACAGAACACGGAGCGCACGTAGGCGAGCGTGACGGCGGAGGCGGAGCGGCGTCGTCGTAGTTTTTGGATGGCGGCCGTCATCCGGGACACAACGTCCACGAGTGGTGCGGGGTGCACCAGGTCGGAGACGGCTCGTCGCGAGATCCCGAACCGCACGACCGCCCTCTCGAGCACGCGCTCGACGCACACCGTGACGTGTACGGTCGGGTCGGCCGAGCCGTGAATCTTAACTTTGGCGGCGCGCATCTCGTCGCGGTCGGCGAAAAGCGTGGCCACCTCTCGGAGTTGCGCCTCGACCCAGGGTTCGAACGCGAAGGGTCGGCGGTCGGGGTCTGCTGCGCCGACGTCGGTCACCGAGCCACCCGGCGGCGCGACGACGGCGGCCACCAGCTCGTCGCGTGAGAACGAGTAGCGGGCGCGCAGCTCGTCGTCGCTCATGCTGTACGTGCGTAGCACCTGCTTCTCGACGTACACGGCGTCGAAGCTATCTCCGCCGTAGTAGAACTGCACGATCTGTTCCCGCGTGTTGCGCACCGAGTGGTCGTACCGCACTTGTAGCCCCTCTTCCGCTTTCACGAGTCTGCGTTGGATGTAGCCGGTGGACGCGGTTTTGACGGCGGTGTCGACCAGTCCCTCGCGCCCCCCCATGGCGTGAAAAAAGTACTCCTGGGCGGTCAGGCCGGTGCCGTACGAGTTGGCTACGAAGCCGCGGGACTCGGCCGAGGTGTCTCTCTTGGTGAAGCACGGCAGCGTGCGGCCGTCGACGTCGGGTGCGATGCGCCCGCCCTCGACGCTTTGCTGGCCGACGCACGCCAGGATCTGCGCGATGTTGACGGCGGAACCTTTGGCGCCCGACTGCACCATGGTGAGCACGTTGTTACTGGGGTCGACCTCCTGTTGTACCACGGCGCCCGTCCGGTTGAGCGCGCCGTTCATGAGCTTGGTCAAGCAGCCGTTGACCAGGTGCGGGGGCGCGTCTCCGGCACGCGCGTCGCGTACCATTTTGTCGGCGTACGCCAGGCATCGGTCGATCGACGCGTTCACCTTGACGTGGGTGTCCGCGGCCATCATGCAGTCTCCGATGCCAACGCTGAAGCCGCGCAGCATCATGAACTCGACGAGGATCCGCTGCGCGTCGCCGATGAAGCGCGCCGCCACCGTGTTTCCAAAGTCCTTGACGAGCACGTGGATGATCCCGCCGGCGGAGGTGCCCAGCGTTTTTTTGCACAGCGAGCCGGCGTACAGCTGACCGCGGCGGATGACGACGCGGCGCTCCAAACTGTCCAGCGTGCCGTTCTGGTTTTTGAGCACGCCGTCGGCGCTGCCGTTGCGGACCACGAGGTCGAGCGAGAAGAGCGGGAAGAGGAGCGAGAACAGCTGTTTGCCGGTCCACAGCGGCTCGGGTTTGAGCACCGCGGGCAGAGGCAGGTGTTGGAAGTGGGGGTACTTGATGGGCATGACGATCTGCATGATCTGCGGGCGCGTGAGAAAGGTGTCTTTGCCGGTGAGCAGAAAGGCGGAGACGAGGGAGTCCTGCACCAGGCCGATGATCGGCTTGTTTGACTGCGGCGAGAGGAGCTGCGACGTGACCGACATGAGCTCCTGTGCCTCGGCGATGGCTTCGTAGGAGCGCAGCACGTGCAGGTTCATCTCGTCGCCGTCAAAGTCGGCGTTGTACGGCGTGGTGTCGCAGACGGGCAGGCGGAACGTCTTGTCGTGCGTGATCCGGATCTGGTGCGCCATGATGCTCATGCGGTGGAGCGACGGCTGGCGGTTGAAGAGCACCCAGTCGCCGTCTCTGAGAAATCGCTCGACGACCCAGCCGATCTGCAACTGAAAGTTGTGGCACTTTTTCTGTTGGACGTACAGCACGAGGTCGAGCACGGTGCCGTCGGACATAATGACGGTGGACGCGCCGTCGGGGTGGTGGGGTCCGTTGCGCACCCGCTGCGTGAGCTGCACACGGTTGAGTTCGTTGACGCGCTCGGGGAAGGTAAGGTGTTGCGCGATCGCCTGTGGTACGCCGACCTCGTGGATGTCGTACGTGGGGGCGGGCGACACCACGGTACGGGCGGAGTAGTCAACACGTTTTCCCCCGAGTGTCCCCCGGAACCGTCCCTTTTTACCCTTGAGTCGCGCGGGGATGAGCCGCAGAAGGCGGTTGTTTCGTTGCTGCGCACCGGCGCGGCCGCCGCCGCCACTGCCCGCGCCCGTCGACATCGCCGAAGCCGTATCGTGGTGCATGAACTGTACGAGATGTTGCTGCAGCAGTTCTAGCGCGCTTTTAACCGGCGCGGGCACGAGCTGCATAAACGGCGGCAGCGCGTGTTCTGCCGGCGCAGCGACGACGTCCACCGGCGTCTTGCCGTCGTCCACGCAGCTGGGTCCGGGTCCGGGTCCGGGTCCGCCGGCAACTCGAAGACTATTTTTGATCGCGTTTTCAAGAGTGATGTTCGCTTTGACGATATCCTGCAGCTTGATCGTGATGTCGTCTTGTCCGCGCGCGCGACTACCGTCCGTGGCCATGATAGAGGGGCGCGAGATCGGCGGCGGTACTTGAAAAACAGTGAGGATCATCCACTCGGGCCGGGCGTGAACGGAGTTCATACCCATGAGCGCGACTTCGTGGTCGGGGATAAAAGAGAGCACGGCCCGAGCCATCGCGGCGGTAAAGGGGCGGCTGACGAACTCGAGCTCGTCGGGGTCGGTGAAAAGCGGCAGGTCCTTGGGTCTGAACTCGGTTCGGATGTCGGCGACGGACCTCACTTGTGTGTACTTGGGCTGCGGCCCGCGGCAGTGCGCGCAGAAGTGTCGTGTCTTGCAGAAATTGACGACGAGATTTAATTTATCCTTGGAGTCGGAGTTCCGGAAGCGGTCTTCAAAAAAGCGGGGGTCGGGTGCCGTGTCGGTGTGCGGCACGAGGAGACGCGAGCAGAAAAAGCAGACGCAGCGCAGCACCTTCGCGACGATGTTGATCATGGACACGTGGTACACCGGCAAGGCCAGCTCGATGTGACCGGGGTGACCGACGCAGCTCAACACGTCGTTTTTACACGTACCACACGGCAGCCGCCGGTCCGACGTGCCCATACGCAGGTCGTTGAGACCGCCGGACGCGGGCAACTGGCGAACGTACAGTGTGGGTCGGACCACCTGAACGACCGACTGGCGGCGGATCACGTCTGGGTCCATCAACCCGAACTGAATGTTGGTGATCTTCGGGGTGTGCAAGTTTTCGAGGAGAGCGACGCAGGTCGTCATGATGATAACGCGCAACAATGTGACCACCCCACGGGCGTAACTGGTTTGATCGACGCGCGCCACGAAAACGGGTGCCGATGAATACGTACGGGGGGGTGTGGGTGAACACGCCACGGAAAAAGAAAAAAATGTAAGAAGACTTTCACCGGTCGCTCACGATTTAGCGAGGGTCGTACGCGGCGGCGCGGGCGGGCGCGCGCCGACCCCGACGTGATCCCGGCTTTAGTCGGGTCGCGCGGTCACGAGACTGTTGTCTACGGCCGTCTTTACCGCCGGCGAGTCGCACCGACGGCACACGGCGGGGGAACGGCGACGGCTTGCACCCGTGTTGTCCCAGCGTTTGCTGGAGCATGATCGGAGCAAAGTTTCCGCGACCGCTGCACGGTTCGTGATCGAATCCGAGCGCGTGTCCTAGCTCGTGGTTTAACACGTAGCTGCGGTACTGGGGTAGAGACATCTCGGACAGGTCCGGATAGTTTCGCATCCATCGATCTTCGTGGATGAAGATTTCTCGCGATTGAATGACACACACGGAGAGTTGTTGCTGACTGAACGACGGAAATAAGCGGTTGATCTCGATGCGCGGCGTGAGCGTGATCGTGATGCGTTTAAGCCCCGTGTGATGGCTCGCCGGCGTGTGCGTTTGCGGTGTGTCGTGGTCGTCGTGGATGATCATAAACCGATACCCAAATTTTTGCCACCCGTCTCGATGCATGATACACGGAACTGCAAGTTTTTTGAACTGAGTTAACGTGCACCGACAGCCGGGGTGAACCTGTAGTTTGATCGTGTACGTCTCTGTGGTCGGAGTCGCGCTCGTACTTTTTTTCATCGTCGTCGTGTTAGGATGAAACTTCGGAGTTTTTGACCGCAATTTATAATGGTACGTCGAATTTAAAAAGTAAAACTTAAACACACACCCAAAGAACAGAGCTCACACTAGAGATGGAGATCGTTCGTCTGGTACAACAAACCCAGCAGTCGCAGCTCGATGATTTGACGAACGTGTACATGGAATCCGTGAACGCCGGCGTACCGGACGTGTTACTAACGCTGCTGGAAGTGATGATCCGCGATCAGCGCGCGTTTTACAACCGCCGGCTCATGGTCGCCGCGATGCAACCGCTGCAGCACATCGCGGCGTGCCCGGAAAAGCTGAAGCAAGAGCGGGGCGCTCACCGGTCGAGCCTGCTCAATATTTTGAACGAGATCTCGCGACTGCAGCACCCCGCGAAGCCGGACACGCCCGTCAGCCCGGTGGTTCGGGACGCGCTAAGGAAGATCAAAGCAGTCGTACATGAGATACTGGAAGGTCGAGCGCCCGTTACGCGGGTGTAGGATCGCGTAGGCGCAAAGCAGGATGTGTTGGTGGCGTGCGGCTTTAGTGCACGCGCGACCGTTTGTCTCGCGCCGCCGGTCATGCTTTGCCGGCGCTCCCACCCCCCGGGTTTGACGAGATCAAGACAACCTAATTTTTTGAGATAGAGACGTGCTTAGAGTGGCGTTTGACGTGTAAAGTAAAATTTAAAAAAAACGTTTAATCTCTATCGTTAATTCTAAAACATCTCGACCAGCCTCAAACTACAAGGATGAATGGAATTCCGGTAAACTCAGGACCTGACGTAAGTGTGGTGAAGTCAAACATCGGGGGTGCGGGACCGAACGGGGCGGGGGGTTTGACGGGTGGTCCTGATCCCCGCGGCGGCGGCGGTGGCGGCGCTGGAAGTTTTTTGTCCAAAAACTCGATGAAACTAAAGATCGGACTTGTGATGATCGTAGTGTTGTTTGCGTACATTACGATCATGCGAATGAACAAGAAGAAAAAAGCAGCTGCCGCGGGAGGGGCGGTGGCGGTAGTCGGTGGTGGCGCGGCGGGGGCGGGCAGTGGCGTGATAAAGTCGCGATCGGATCCTGACCAGAGTAGCTAAAAAAACGGCAAATAAAAAAGGGGGCCGTACACAACACGTAAACTGTCATTTAATTTTTGACAAGTTTAAGTGTTGTGTACGGCCCCGTGGTTCGGAAAGTCACGCGTTAGTTAAACGAAAAGAGGGTGAAAAACACGAACGCCCTTACCTGAGCGTCCCGAAAAACGCGTTGTAGTGTCCACGTCAAAGGGGAGAGAGATCAGAGCCGGTGCGTAAAAAAAGATGTTGAACTGTTTGCGATACCTCGTCTTCAAACCTGTGTTTCTTCTTGGTCTTGGTTCGGCGCGCGGAGTCTTGGTCTTGGTCTTGGTCTTGGTTCGGCACGGGGTCTTGCTCTTGGTGCGGCACGGGGTCTTGGTCTTGGTGCGGCACGGGGTCTTGGTCTTGGTCATGGTTCGGCACGGGGTCTTGGTCTTGGTGCGGCACGGGGTCTTGGTCTTGGTTCGGCGCGAGGTCTTGGTCCACCTGTGATGCCCTTGTGGAGGTACGCCTCCGTGTACGTGGTGAGGGTGCAAGGTTAAACGCGTGATCTTACACGCGGGGGTGGTGGCGTTCGCGACTTGGTGGAGGAGGCGGGAAGAAACCGGTGGCGCGGTGAGCTCCGTACCTGCGTACAGACACTTTGGGAGCAACACACGACAAGGGACGGAATTGTTAGAACACACCTCACTCTCAAAATCAAACTCACCTTGTGTGCAGGAGGACGGGCGGCGCGCGAAGCTCCTGGTGTAGCGTGACGGCTGAACGGCGTAAAGATGGCGTCGCGACTCCAAGAAATGAACTCGTCCCGCGTCGCGCCAGGAGATTTAGTGTAGCTCGACCTGAGAAACGCGCACGGTGTGTGATAACTCGAGCTCTCGTCGCCGCAACCACAAAAGCCAAGGGTAGAACGGGCGAGCAACGAACGCGGGCGGCGGGCGGAACAAAGTGACAGAAGCGGTGACCAAACACAAATTGAAAGTCGCGCGCAACACACAACACAACGGCGAGACGGGATCAAGAATCGATAAAGGCGCGGACGGTGTTAGACACGTACGGGGGTAGGTGATCACAGGAACGTCGCGGCGCGTCGCTTCACGGAAAACACATCGCACTTTAAAACTCACCGTTTTAAGCGATGCGAGACATGACGACACACGCGGATGCTCTTCCGGTTTCTTCTTTTTAACACCAGTTTCGAAAATAAAAAAAAATATGATGTAAGTTTAAACGCACCACAAAAAAAAGAAATGAGCAATCGTGTTCGCCGCCAAGCCCGACAACGTTATGAGGGAGCGGGGGACGAGGGAAAGGAGGACGAAGAGGACGAGGGAAAGGAGGACGAAGAGGACGAGGAAGAGGAAGACGAGGGAGAGGAGGACGAGGAAGAGGAAGATTCGGCCCCCAGACGTCCGCCCAAAGCGGAGTACAAAACCCGTTTTGAGATCCAAGGGTACCTGGAGCGTTACGCACATTTCCACGGCGTGATGCTCGTACGTGTATCATCCGGGATGCTGTCCCGATCACTCCGTGCCAAAGACGGCAACAACGACGCGGGCGTTACCCGTGATAACTTGGTGAAGTCCTTGTTGAGGCAGTTTGAAACCGACGACAACCTGTGTAAAGGGCTTGACCCGGCAAACATTATTAAAAAAATGACCACACGTCGGACCTTTACAATTTTCGCGTACGCCAGAAACGCTAAAAAAAGCGATAGACAGGCGACGACGCATCAACTCCTCGGGGTTGTCGTTTACGCACCGATGGCCGATACGGTACCGGTTTTAAAGCAAACCGACGTGATCCATTTTGACGATCTGAGTTTGGACAGAGATCTGTATCAAAAGAGGATCTTGGAGTTGGTGATAATCTGCCGGCATCAAAGCTCTTTTCCACTCGTCGGGGCCCCTCAAAACACCGGACGCTTCCTTGCTTTTTACGCGATGAGCTTAGCGCAGCTGCAAGTAAGACTTGAGCACGCGCGGCGCACGTGGAGGTACACGTACTGCGTCATGAACGTTTACATGGGATATTTGTCACCCGACCTCATTAAAACGTATAAGAAATGGGGGTTTAAGGAAGAGGCGATGTACCGCCGCGGTTCACTCGAGAACACGGACGACGACGGTGCGATGATCGAAGTGGCAGCACACGGCGACCCCCGTCGCGACGGAAAAACAAATCTAAACTTCGACAACGACTCGTTCATCTATGATTACGACGAAGTGTCACCCGGAACGTACGCCCGATGGTACCGGTTTTGTTTTATGGGATTAGAGCGATACGATGACGGGACGTTGGTTTCGATGGACGACGCGACACGAATGTTCAAGCTGGACCCGTTATTTCAGCCGTTCTCACCGCACGGCATCTGTCGATACCGCGGTGTCACCTGTAGCCGGTAAAAGCACGAGAAAGCCGTACTTTTTTTTAATGAAAACCGAGTATGATTTTATTTTTGGAACGCTACAAAATCTATGTTTAGATCGCCGGGAATCCCGAAACCCGACGAAACTTCAAAGTTGTCACAGTTCACGTAACGTGCCCGGGTGCGTCCCACCACGTTTGATGATCATGACCACATCAGCGGAGACGCTGCAGCAGATGTTCAGCGCGGCGTTCGCGATGCAGACCGCACTATTGTGGGGCAGCGTCACGGAGTCTCCAACGGCGGTGCCCGCAACCGTTGTCGTGGGTGTAGGTGACGCCACCACACGTCAGAACGGCGGCGCGGCGGACGGCGCCGATAAAAACGACGGGAACGGGGATCGTACTACACCGCAACAAAACACGGAGACACGCGCGGGCACACGAGACCCGCGCGATCGTGATCACCGTCATCACGACGCCTCCGACGGTAACCACGTCGCGCAGACCGACACTCACGATCGCCCCCGCGCCGCGCCGGTTACAAACGTGACACGACCCGGGTGCGACGTAAAGCGTCCGCGTTATCGTGAAGCGACACCGCCGCGACCACCGCGGCGCGTTGGTAGGTCCAAGACGTCAAACGGCAAGACGCGTGGACACCGATCGCGCCTTCTCGTTGTAGTGCCACCCCTTCAAAAACCGCGATTGAGCGTCAACTACGCCGTGGTCCGCGATCTCGACGTGATCCGGTCGATGGACACTTTTTGTACCCGATCTTATAAAAGTGTTCTGATTTAAAGTCGACACGTTTCAATAAAACTCAAACTCACACATGTACTCGTCCACGTCGCCGTTGACGTCCACGTCTTCCACTCGATTATCGTCGTTCACGTCGTCTCCGCGTCGCCACACCCTCCGAACTGAGCACGGGACGACCCGGGTCACGGGTAGACCACACCACGGGTCGGCGTATCGTGCGGAGATCGCCCAAGCCAAAACCAGTGACCCGCCCGCGCCGGTGCAACCACCGGCACGTCAACCAAAAAAGTGCGTCGAGCGGGCGTGTGTGACCGGCGAGGACTGCAAACGCTACGGTCAACCGTGCACGAGCGTCGGTGATTGTACCGCGACGTCGTGCTGCGTCGTGCTTGATCTTGACGTCATCGATAGCAACCACCCGGGGCGCTCCCTACCTGAAGCGTCGATCGAGCCGTGCGGTCCCGACGCCAAACTTTATTGTATCGGAGTGTGTGGGCGGAGCCATCCAGACTGGGGCGAATTCAACGACTTGCTGTAAAATTGATATATCGTTGGTGTGGGGCTTTTTGCGGCTACTATCAACAATAAAGCGGATGCGGCTTTTGCGTATTTTTAAGGGTGTGACGGCGGCGGGGTCGATCGATCAGTGGTAGCGAATAAACTCGAAGTATTATATCGTCCCGTTTTTGTATGGTGCGTTCGGCGCGCCCCCGGCTAAGAGAGACTTCATCAAGCCTGTGCCACGGCGCGCCGAATCCGCGGGACTTAGTCGTGTGGTTTCGTGCGGTTGGTACGACGGCAGTCTGACCGGGTAGCTCCTCTTGTTCCCTCGCAGCCGTCTTTCGTCGTCTGGTTTCATCTCTTCGTTGTAATTGGAACGGCCGACGACGATGGAACACGACAGGTCGAACAAGACAGCGTGGTCATACCCTCGTTGATAGACGTTGCGGACCGTTTCGGAGAGGCAAAAGTAAGCTTTGTCACGGCCGCCCAGGATCGGAGGCGAAAGCGATTCGCGAAAGGACCGCGTGTGGATCAACTCCATGTCGGTACTCTGTTGTGAGGTTGCGTGTTCGTGGGTGTAGTATTTCTCGAGGCAGCGGTCACCGCCCCTGAAGTAGGCGATCCGGGTGGGTGTACAGTGCGTAAGGAACGTTTCCGTGTTTTGGCTGTACAGCGTTATCGGTGTACCTTGTCGCGCTTCTTCGTAAATTTTTCGTTTTTCAGCGTCGAGTCGTACTCGGATCAACTGGTTTTCGGCAACGGTCATTGGGTTCATCGGTGTATCGGAAGATTCGACGATTAACCCCAGTTGTTCATGTCCAAATGTGACTATTTGTGCTTCGGCTGCACCCGGATGTTTATTGTAAAACATGTTTACGCAGCCGGGTGTCCCCATACTGACGATGATCAAGGTTTTTTCGAGGGGGACCTGCCAGGTGGCGAATCCTTTCTCCTCTGTCAGCACGAACCTGCCGTGCGTGTAGTTGAGCAGGACTGCGGTGCGGGGGACGCGGTGGCGTTGTGTGATGGTCTGGTTGGCCACATTTAAAGCGTCGCGGAACGCGGCTCGACGGTCTCTTCGCCGCTGTTGGAGTTCCGGATCACGGGCGTCGGCCGCGGTAGTGTCTGGCAGGTCAGGGTCGGGCGCGCAGAACAGGGAATTAAAGTCCGGCAGCGCGGGTGGTGTCTGCCGCCACTCGCGTTGGGTTCGCTCGAAGTCGTCTCGGACTCGTGCGGTGCGCGCGCGAACTTGTCGGGACGGTGTGTGCGCCTCTTGCAGTTCCTCCAGGCCGCGGGCGTCGAACATTGGTGTCATGACATAGATGTCGCGGCCTTGGCGACGGACGCGTTGTAAACCTCGGTAGTCCACGGTAAACGGCGCGTGTTGTATGTACCCGATGATCTTGAGCAGTCCTGTGTGCATTATTCGCATCGCCGCCACGGCCCGTCGCAGTTTGTCCAGCGGTTCTTCGGCGGCGTCTCGGATCGCGACGTCGAACTGTAACAACAGATTATGAAGGGTTGTCTCTAAGATAGCGAAGAAGAAGCAGAAAGACAACGGGTCGGTGTTACTGAGAAATCGTTCGATATCCGCGTGATTCCCCGTGACGTCTGAGGTGTACCGAAAAAGCCGGTACAGTACTGAAAAGTCGAGTCCTTGCCACGCGACGAGGTTTCGCTGCTCGACAAGTGGTGGCGCGTCGAGACGCGGTTCTTCCGCCGTGACGCGCTCCTCGATCAGGATCCGCCGTTCGCGGGGGTCGTCGGAAGTGGCCGTCAAGACAATGTCCGAGATCGTGTCCAGATCAAAGTTGTGCGCCCCGCCCTGTAACGCGCGTGCTTTAAAACTACGACGGCGCGGACGGCTGTGCCGACGGCTCCGGCTCTTGACCACACGGCTCCGGCTCCTGACCACACGGCTCCGGCTCGATCGTTGGTTTGGTCGTTGGTTTCGAGGGGGCATTTTATTACTTTAGTCTGATATTTTAATGTGGTATTTGATGAGTCGTGACCGATTCACGGATTTTTATTCAGTCGGGGCGCGGGTGTGCGGTTATCCGTTCGACCCCACAAAACCGTCGCGTAAAACAAATTACAGGCGTCTTAAGGTAAAAAACAGTAACAATGTCTTGTTTGTGGACGTTCTTTTCCACGGCGAACGTGCCCCGCACGGGCGAGACGTGCGAGGCCGAGTCAGCTGCCCCGACGGACACGGTCAAATCAGCGGCATCTTCGACCGCTACGTTGTACCCGAACTCGCGGATCTTAGACCCCGAGTTGGTCGACGAGGCCACTTTGGCGCGGTTGGACTCAGACTTGGACGCGGCGGGGTCACCGTCGTGGTTTAATCTTGACGGCGACATGATGCGCGCCAAGGTGATCGACGTGTACGACGGGGACACGGTGACGTTGGTGTTCCGGTTCGCCTCTAAAATCTGGAAAGACAAGTGTCGCTTAACGGGGATCGACACCGCCGAGATCCGTACGCGTGACGCCGACGAAAAAGTGCGTGGTCTGGAGGCGCGCGACTGGTTACGAGCCAAACTGTTAAACAAAAAGGTGTGGGTCGAGTGTGGCAAGTGGGACAAGTACGGACGCCTACTTGGCACGATCTATTTAACGGCAGACTTTCAGCAAAGTGTAAATCAAGAGCTGATCAACCACGGGTTCGCCGTTCCGTACTTTGGCGGTGCTAAAGCTCAGTGATGCGGCGTCGCGTGGAAGCGGCAACGTCGATTTTCACGTTAAAAATAAAAAATTGGGTGTAGTAAGTAAAGTTGTCACGGGGTGACGCAACATTCAAAGGGAAGCCACGCCAGTAACCTTCCCGATGCCAAAAAATCCAACACCGGAGGTCTTAACGCTTGAACACGTTGTCGCGCAGATCAAGGCTACGACAAAGTATGATACCTTGAACTTTATTTTGACGGTCATCAGCTTCGTGATCGTAGTTGGAGGATTGGCGTACAACACCTGGCGTGTGGCTGTTCTACATACACTTGTTAAAAACAAAGACTCGCCCACGGAACCGTAAGCTACGTGGGGCGGAGCGTCGTAGGAGCGGGCGCCGGGTCGGCGGACCCGGCGGACCCGGCGGCGCAGCACGTCGGTGGCCCGGGGACCGCGGGGTCCTTGGACGCGTTGCAGCACCGTTGGTTGGCCAAACACATCACGCTGTCGTACTTTCCGTTTTCACTCTCACAGATGTACGAACAGGCACGCACTTTGCGGCGCTCGGTGCAGGGCACGTCTGAACAAAAGGCGGAGTGAACGTCCTGTGAGTTGTCGAGGCAGCAGTACGGCTTGTCGGCGGGGCAGTCACACTGTGGATCACGGGAGTAGTGGCCGTCGACCCACTTGCCGTTCTCGGACGTTGCGCTGTAACACGGGTTGTTGACACAGCAGGAGCTGGTGGTGTCGCACACGGTGGAGTCGGGGCAGTCGGTGTCGGCGCTGCACGTCACGCATTGTCGGCAGAGGCCGTTGAGGTAACTCTGTGCGTCGACGTCGTTTTGTGGTTGACAGAACTCACGGACGCCGGTGGTCATACGGATGCGCGGGTCCTTTTCGTTGATCGCCGTCTTCTTGATGTACATTATCCAGGGTGCGAGTCCGCGGATCGACGGCTGGGGAATCCACGCGGTTACGGGCGAGACGGTGTGCTTCAACATGCCGTAGGACGTGTACGCCACACAGTCCGGGTTCACGTCGCACGCGGTGCGTAACACCTTTTGGTTGTCTTGGGGGTGAAGCGGGTTGAGGTCGTAGCCGATTGAGTCAAAGCCGGGCACGGTGTAGTAGCGGTCCAACAACGACATCGCCGCACAGTCGCCGTCGGTCGAACACTGACCTTTGGCGCAGCAGCCCTGTGCGTTGCAAAACTCGTCGAGACTCCGGCAGTCGAGCTCAGAGACACAGGGTGAACAGTTGTCTTTTTCGTACGGTGCGGGGACGTACTGGTTGGTCGTGAGCTGTAAGGTTTTAACGGGGAAGTTCGCCGCGGTGGCGAGGCTCAGCCGGTACGCGCACCCCGAACGTGACGACGACGACGACGACGGGTCGGTCCGGTGGCCGCGCGCTCCAAACGGCGCGCTCGGGTTGTGGTGTTCCCCGGTGCCGCGCAACGTCCACGCGGGCGGGGGGGCGTACGCCCGGGCGTCGTCTACGGCGGTGTTGTCGAAAGAGAAAGTGTGTAACATCGTTTTTGTCTTTTAACGAGCTTAAAATAAAGCTATAACCGTGGTTTTGGTTTTTACGTTTCGCAAAACCGGCGCGTAAAAAAACAGACGTCACGTTAAATACGAAACACAAATGTCGTCGTCGTCGTCGTCCTCGTCGCCGCGGCCACCCCCCCGCCTTTCCGCGCCCCCGTTGTCTTTCACGTTCCGCAACGCCGCGGGGTCGACGGTGCGTTTTTCGGTGCCGCCGCTCAGTGAGACCACCCTGATCTCGACGCCGTACCTCACGGGCGTGGCCGACGTGGTTACACTCGCCGCGATCCCGACCAACAACTCTGTGTGTAGCACGGTGCCGCTGATCTCCCCGCCCGCCGCGTTCGACTTCCGGGAAGAGTTCGCGGAGTACCTCAGTCCGATCATTAACCAGGGAACGTGCGGCTCGTGCTGGGCGATCGCGTCGACGCAGTCGCTCAGCTCTCGATTCGCGTTATTCCGTAATCAAAAAGCGGTACCTCTGTCCGCCGCGTACTTGCTGTACTGCACACGAGACACGTTTTCGGTGGCCGCCGCCGACTCCGGCGGTGCGAGCACGGGGTGCACCGGCGGATCGCTGGTCGACGCCTTTTGGTTCTTCACACTCAACGGCACCGTCAAGGCGCGGTGCCTGGCGTACGACACGTTGGGATCGTGGGACCCCACCAACCAGACGAACACCGACCTGCGCAACCGTGAGATCGAAATCGTGACACGCGCCGGTGGCGGCGGCGGCGGCGGCGGCGGTGCGGCGGGTGCCGCCGTGACCCGGACCGGCGTGACGTGTCCCCTGGTGTCGTGTCCGGGCGACGAAGATGACGAGGAGGACAACCAGCCGTGGGTGTACCGCACCGCGGTGTCGTACATCGTCGCGGGCACGGCCCACCAAAACAACGGGAGTGAAGCCAATATCCGGCAAGAGATCTGGAGTAACGGACCGGTGGCCACAGGGTTCCAGGTGTGCCACGACTTTTTGGTGTACTGGCAAGGTTTACTGGAAAATACGCTGCAAGGTACGCTTCGCATCTACACCCCAAAGCCGGCCGACGACGAAGAAAACGCGGTGATCGGGAACCACGCGGTGCAGATCGTGGGGTGGGGGGAGGAGAGCGGGGTGGCGTTCTGGATCATCGCGAACTCGTGGGGTGCGTCCAACACGTCGGGAGACGCGGCGGGGCTCAACGACTACGGACACAACGGCTACTTTATGATGATCCGCGGCACTAACGCGGCGGCGCTGGAGTCCAACGTGGTGGCCGGCTTACCCAAGGTGCACCCCAACGTGATCGGGGCACTCGGACGCCGCGCGGCGGATCTGGACCAGCAGATGTGCTCGCTGGTGGGGTACGAGATTAACATCGAGAGTGTCACGGCGCTTAACGCCGGTAGTTTTGTGAAGCTGCCCGACGTGCACACGATGTACGAGTTTACGCTGCCGCCACTCTCGTCTACAAATGTCGGGCACGTACGTCGGATGCCGGAGTGCCCGTCCGACCGGCCGATCCGGTGCACGTACACCGGGGTCTGCGTGACGGCGCCGTTCGAGTGTGGCCCCCGTCTTCCAAGTAACGGCACCGTCGAGCGAAGCGTGATCGTCAACGCCGACTACGCGGTGGCACGCGAGCTGAAGACAAAGTACCTGGCGCAGGTACAACTGGCGGAGCTCAACAAAACCAAGAAGAAGGGCGCCGCCTCGGGCTCGCGCGGGGCCGTACCTCGTCGACTCACCGCCTCACGACGAGGTTACGACGATCACGCGTCCGGGTGCGCCGACGACGCGCCAACGCGTTGCGGTGCGTCGACGTGGCCCACCGAGGACCGCCTCCGCGGCGTACGTCACCGCCGCGTCGTGCTCGGCGTCTCGGTGACACTCGTGTTTCTGTGTCTGCTTGTACTCGTGGTACTTGCGGTCGCTCACAAATAAACAAAAATCATTTACCGACGAACAACCTGCTACCAGCCCCCGCCATCCCGTGGTAAGGTTTCGGGCTGATCGCACGTTCTCACCACAGTAAAGAAGTGTAAAGAGAAACACGCGGGACCACGACCGTTACTTTTGCTACATTTACAAGTACCTTAAATAGTGTTATAAAATGTAAACAATAGGACAGTGGCGTGCAGCTCCACCGGTAAAAGAAGTGCTTTAGGGGTACGCTGCTCACGGGTTCGAATCCGGACACGTGAAAAATTAAAAATGCGATAACCAAGCATTAATTCCTAAGAGCTCTTGGCTTGTCCAGGGGCGTTGTGACTACCCACCTACATTGTGTAAAAGCAATGTTGCAAGTCTATAACTAGGTTGCGACGAAAGAAGTAACAAAAGTGTGGATTAATGGTAGCGAGCCATCGAGATCCCACACAATGAGTTTTGTCGTAACGTGTCCCCACTGTCTAGATCCCGTGGTGATTGAAGCCGTCAACTGTGGTATTTTTCGACACGCCGCGTACCGCGAGAACCACACCCAGGTCGACCCGCACGCGCCGCAGACAGAGTGTGAGCGACTCCTGGCCCTGGGATTGATCTACGGGTGCGGTAAGCCATTTAGAGTCGAGGACGGCGTCGCGGTAAGCTGTGCGTACGTTTAGGGTTTACGGGGGGCGGAGGAGAGAGGGGGGGGGAGGGGGGACGGTGACCCGCCAAACAAACAGAGTACCTTCAAACAAAAAAAAATTGGTTGAAGTGGCGGTGGGGCGCTACGTCGGCGGCGGGTTCGCGCGGGGGTGTGTGAACTCTCTCTCACTTTACCGTAAATTAACACAGCGCGGAAGATGCCACCCCGTGAAGCAAAGCGTGTCCGTAAAAATCAAGCGTCGTTGAGTGGTGGCGGTGGCAGCTCGCGTCGCGACGGCGACGGCGAGGGTCTGCGCGTGGACGACGGAAGCAGCGACGACTCGGGTGCGGCGGAGGCGGAAGGGGGCGACGCGTCGGGTTCGGGGTCGGCGGCGGCGGCGGCGGCGGCGCCCGACAACGAAGTGCTCGCGGACCGTTGCGCCGCGTACGTGGACTTGAACCGGCAGATCAAAGACTTGGCGTCGAAGATCACGGCGTTACGTAAAACGCTGAAGACGCAGGAGAAAGACCTGTTGGAGATCATGCAAAATATCAAGCTGGAAGAAATCGACGTGGATGGTGTGAAGATCACGCGGATCAAGCGGCTGCACATTAACGACGACAAATAGTTTAACGAGTATTGTGCGTAGTAAAAACAATAAACGCGTAAACACGTTTTTTTGAGTGATTTATTTTAAGCGACACACACGCACGTCGCGCGCACCCCTGCGCGGCGTGGCGCAAAAAGGTTCGAGGGGGTCGCGTCGCGTCGCCGCCGCCTTTGTGTCGAGTTTTTATCGAGCCACGTGGCAGTTCTTTAGCGTGTTGTTGCGTAGTTTATACATGATCCGGTAACCACACGTGACGCAGCGTACACAGTCCTGCATGTTAAGTTGATGAACTTTGCCACACTGTGCACACTGGTAACCCTGAGAGGTGCGCGCCACCACCGGCTCCGTCGGTCCGCTCGGTGTCGTCGTCGTCGTCGTCGTCACGGGTAACTCGTCGTTGTTTTCTTTGGTGCGGCGGCGGGCGGTGGCGGCGGCACTCGCGACCCCACCGGTTGATCGATGTTTCGTCGTCGTCGTCGTTGTCTTGAACATGGTGCCTCCGCGTTAAGATTTACGGAACTGGAGTCGTTTAAAAAAACTGCGGTGCGTTACGTGACCGGCGCGGTGGCCCTAATCGAAGCGTACGAGACGTGGGCACGGGCGGGAAGGTGGGGGCGACAGCAGGTCCTGGATAGATTAATTTTTAACGGACCACGCGCCCACACCACCGGGCGCGGCACGGGGGCGACAGCCTTTAGATAACGATCGGTAGCCCGTACTTGTCCTGTTTTTCGACGACTACCTTTTTGTTTCGTTTGGAAGTCTTGGTGCTGGTGTCAGCTTCGGCGTCATCGTCTTGCTGGTCTACGTGGTCGTCGTAGTAGTTTGAGTCCAGGCGCCAGAACACGTCGGCGCCCATGCGGAAGGGCGGGAGGCTGACGTTGGCCTGGTACCAGTAGATACAGTCGGACAAGTCGTTACTGCGCACCGTGTTGTCGACGACGATGCACTCGTAGCCCTGCGTACACGAGTTCATCACCTTGTTAAAGTCCCTAAAGTCCTGGAACATACCGAAAAAGTACTTCCACAGCTTCTCGCGACTGCTGATGATGTTCTCCTTGAGCGCGAACACGTAATCTACTTGGGAGCGCAGCGCGGCCGGCATGTCCATCATGTACTGCACCGAGTTCATGAAGAAGATCTTGCGGTGACGGCCGTTCATGAAGAGTTCGCGCGTGTTGGTGCCCGCCATGACCTTCTTGTCGTACATGCAGTCGTCGAGCAGCAGGAAAACGTTTCGGTTGTGTCCTTTTTTGATCTGGACCCGCTGGTGCTCAAGCATCGTGTCGAGTGCGGTGCTGGAGAACGTGTTGTAGATACACGAGGGCGGCAAGAAGCTCCCCAAACTAGCGGTCGTTTCTTCCGTCGGACTCATCGCGATGCCAAAGTCCAACTTGTCCTTCATGTTAAACATGATGTCCTTCATCAGCGTGGTTTTTCCGCTGCCGCGCTTGCCGATGAGCAGCACCACGGCGTCTTTCTTGATCGTCGTGGCGTCAAACTTTTTGATCTTGATCTTCATGTCGCGTCTTAGACTCGGTTAGGACTCGAAACGTAACTATTTTTTTTTAGACGCGCGGTACGAACGACGACGCGGACGACGCGTTTTACTCGTTTGGTAACCTTTTTTTTTTTTAGATTTCCACGGAAAACACTGTATAAACTCGTTAGACCACACGACACCAAATTTATTATCTGGAGATACTACAAACACACACACACACACACACAACCGCAGCACTGGAAAAAATATGCACCGACCTTGTAACCCGTATCGAAGCACTTCTCGTTTACAGTCGACGCGTGCGATAGTACCTCCTAAAACCGCTCAGTGTCTCCCCGGCTCTTACTTTAACAACGGTATCAATTGCGCCAACACGAACGCGCAGTACGTTACCGGAGACCGCCCGTGTTGTTGCAACCATGGGGCCCTTCCGGATAAGGCGTTAAACCCGTCCGCGTGTATCGTTACGAAGCCCGCCAACGAGTGTATCGCGAACTCGTACATTAACCGAAAAGCAGTTTGTGATCAGCCTCAAGCCGCGTACATGATGGAGGATCAAGAGTGTTGTTGCGAATGGGGGATGATCCCCAACAGATCGACAAACCCGACACTTTGCGCCGTCAACCCGTTTGATCCACCGGGACCCGACCCCGGCCCCGGCCCCGGCCCCGGCCCCGGACCCGGACCTGGACCCGGCCCTGATCCGGGACCGCCGTCGGAGGGCCCGTACGGCTGTGGCGCCAATAACACGTGTGAATTGATGGAAACCGGAGGTATGTACGGGCGCGATTGTAGCGGCGTCGGTTCGACGTGTGCAACATCGTTGGCGCGGTGCAACGCAACGTCGAGGATATGCGAACCTGTACCTAACGATTCAAAATACGATGACGCACACCCCTGGGCTGAGTGTGACGCCTTTTGCGACGTGCCGGTGCCGCCGCCCATACCACCCCCGGTGTACAATGCCGAGTACTGTTACGGGCACGGAACTTTAATTCCAAACGCGGCAGACGGCTCTGGTACTTGCGCGTGCTATGTGGGGTACAGTGGAGTTACGTGTAACTCCCGATCGTTAAATTTTTATTCGGTTCGCCAATTTCAAACTCAGAAGGGTCACCGAGACCATTCAGCAATCGTACACGCGTTTGCCCCTATCAACGGAGTGCCGGGCACCGTGGATAATATCGGCGTCTTCACCACGTCACCGGCGACCCGCGCGTTTAGTGTCGATCTGTCGTATAACGTACAAGGTTTGAAGGGTAACGGTGACGGTGTGTTTTCGTTTGGTGCAATGATCATAGACGTGGACGAGATGGAACGAAACGCCGAGTACCGCAGCAGTTTTTCGACCATAATGAATCGGAGCAGATTTATTACCGGAGGGGACGGTATCGGAAACTATTCTCCGGCGACAATGGACGACCACAACGGAGCCGCGTACAACATGATTCGCGATCCACGGATCACAACTCCGCTTCGAAATTTAAATTACACTCCGTCGAAATTTCTACCGGACGGATTGCCTAACGACAATAAAGCCAACAACGGGTGGGACCAACTGCCGTGGCTGAAACGGAATGACGCGGGCACTTTTAGGTTTAATGGCCTTTTCGTTAATCTGAACAATCGACCTGTTGGTGGCCGCCGGTTCGTGATTATCGCGTACTTTGGTGTCGCGACTAACGCCGGCATTAGATACAACACCACCGATTCACGTATAACTTTCTATCATTAAAAAATCTCCGGTGGCCCGCGCGGCCCGGTCCGTTACCCGTACCTACTTTTGTTTCCCGTGGACTCGGCGTGTCACACGCCCACAATAGAATTTCAGTACGCGATCATCTGGTTGGCCGAGACGTTTGGTTGGGCAACCACCTCAAAGTCACACCGTGATTGGTTCGCGGTTTTGGGTGGTGGCGGCGTGGGCTCGAAGAAATCATTGTTCATCAGAAAACTAAACGAATGGTAAGTGTCAGGAGATGTGTCCGCTCAACCTCAACAAGTGTTAAGGCCAGCAAGCCGGAAGCGAGCACCACGCTCCGCTCCCGCTCACGTTTAGGCGTCGTCGGGCCACGGGTCCGCGTGACACCAAGCCCGACACCAAGCTTAACGGTGTGTGTCGTGTGTTACGAACCCGCGGAGTGTGTGGACACACAGTCCGCGGGCACCGGGTGTGCCCACCCTCCTCAAGTGTGTCGCCCGTGTCTTGTTCGTGTGGAGAACAAAAAGTGCCCGGTGTGTCGCGCTCCACTCGACCGCGTCGTCCCGCCAGAAAATAAGAAGCGCCAGACGGAACGCACGCGTGCCCAAGTACAAGAGCAGATCAACGAGGACGAACAACTCGCGCGACAACTCTCTGTTTTTGGTTCACCGTACGACCTTGTTTCAGGTGAAGACGGGTTTACGGAGGAGGAGTCTGTTCCAGAACGACTCCGTACCGGGACTGAAACGGACGACGACGACGACCAGAGCGACGACGATGTCCAAATAGTCCAAGTCCAAGCCGCCGCGCCAGAGCACCGCGCGTACGGTTCGCGGTGGGTGTCGTCAGTGTCGTCTGTGTGGGCGGAACGTGTCGTGGAGAATACGCAAGAGCCACAGTCACACCGGGTCCAGGTGACTGCGCAAGCGACGCGGAGCCGGAGGACACGCACTACCACCCAGGTTTCGAGATTTTCAGTCTCGGTCGTACTTGATTGAATTAAAATAAATTAAGTTATCGCTACCATTTTTTTCTACTTCGGTTACTTGGTTGCACCAAGCTCTTAACCGCGACAACCACCTGGGTTTTATTAAGTTAAGGTTATTCCGTGTCACTTAAAACACAACGCGCCCGGCTGGGATTGCCGCGTAACCGGGAAAATCAGTTTAAACCGTTTTGAGTCAAAACGGTTACTCGGGTGAAACGTTTGCGTGTTTTTACGGCGCCCCCCCACGTGTCTCAATTATCCGGAGCACAACGTCACCACACCTTTAACGATTGGTCGGATTCGCCACCAATCAAAGCCACGAACGACCGGAGCCATTCGTTCACGTTGTCGTCTCATAAAAAAACATTCATGGGAAACATCGCAGGTAAGCGCGATCGAAGTTCCTTTGAAGCCAAGATCGTTCCGCTTGGGTCGTGTAGTGACACGGTGCCGGACGCACACGATGATCATCGTGAGGCACAGCGTGTGCAACGGGTTGAAGAAGCGCGTGCTGTTTTGGAAGTTTTCCGGGTTCGACGAGCCGCGCGTCTACAAGAGGTCAGTCGTCTACGAGACACCTCAGAGGAGCGCCACGACACACGAGCCGTGGATGAGAACGGGAAAAGCCAAGACGAAGCTAAACGCGCTCAACAGGCACAGCAGGTTTACGACGCACAGCAGGCTGCAACCGATGTTCGGGTTAACAGAGCGCGACTCGCGCTAGAAGATTCACGGAGCCGACAACGCGAGGCTTTTGAGACCTTTCATGGACAACGCCTACCAAAACGGGCGCGCACGACTGACCGACCCGAAGACTCTTTGGCCCTGTGTCAACCTCAAGAACCGCCCGCACCGCTCGGACGCGTTGAGCCCGGGGCCTTGGCCGCACGGTTAAAGTCGGCGGAGACGGCAGAGGCCGAAGCCAGTGCTTTTGCCGAACAAGTGCGGCGCGACGTGTTCAGGCTAAAGCACGAAAATTTGATCGACGAGAAGATACAGCAACTTATGAGTCGCCACGCCGATCGAATCTACAACGAGGCACAGCGTGTTAAACGAGGAGACACGGTCGCACCCGTCGAGTACATTCTTTTAGTTCACGCCTTTATCAAAAAACAGTCTTCAAGCTCATGTACAGTTATTCGTGTACTTGTCGGAGACTGCAACGTGACATTTGCTACGTATCCAACGGCGCATCGACTGGGGTTCAGCGGCGAAAACTGGGAGAGCCAGTGGGTGGGCGTGGGCTGTAAATTCGAAGTTCCGTGGGAGCATTGGAATCGATTAGACGCGGCCAAGAACGTCAACTTAGGAGCTGATAGTGGCCCTAGCTTTGCGACACAGGGTCACACCGTGATGCCCGCGATCGATCTGGATTTTCAAGACGACGTGTTTTTGTTACCACATTTCCGCGACGTGATTGCGGCTCATCTGAAAATTCAGTCGATTATCCACAACCCTGAAGGCCGCAAGACGAGTAGAGATAACTTTGGTAACGTCATCGGCGTGCCGTTTGCGATCGGCTGCTCTCCGAAATTGGATCGAAGTTTTGATGAAACACTAAATTTTTTAGCGATGATTAAAATGTTAAATCGTCTGGAGTTTGAAACGATTTCAAGTAGGATTTAGTACCGCTTTTAGTCTAAATCAATTTTACCTCTGTTTTGTTCTCGGGATCCAACTCGAAAAACTTTTACCCGCCACCCGCCGGTGTGTGATCTAGCGTCGACGTTTAAAGTTAAAAAGCGTAGCCAGAAAAAAAAGAAAAGATCGAGGTACGTGAGAAACAAGAGATGACGGGTTACGTCGCTTCGATTTTGCTGACGACGTGTTGTGTTAAGACCAAGTTGGACGACACCGAGTACCTGGCGATCACGAGACAGGCAGCACCGAGCCGTGGGTTCGAGGTGCAGCCCGGAACGGGTGGTCCCGGTCGAATCGCGTTACAAGACCAAGAGACGGGGCAGACACATGAACGTGACGCGTCGGCCTCGTCGACGACGTTGTCGTGGCTCGCGGTCTACGTGATCCCGCTGCTTCACCGAGTCACACCGTTTCGTTTTGTGCTGTGGTGTAAGAAGGAGTCAGAGCAAGACGCGCACGACGAAGGGCGGGAGCCGTCGGATGGTGACGGGGAACGTGATCGCTTAGTCGGTGTGGTCCTGGACGTGCACGTCCGGTCCGCCGTGTTTCAAGACCAGTGGAACGAGCGGCACTGGGTCACGGGTGAACGTCACGTCACGTTACTGTTCCGAGATGCGTGTGGTCGGCATCAGCTATTTAAAAAACAAGAGTTAGCGGCGGCGGCGGCGGCGGAAAACGAGTGCGATGCAGCCGTGAGTGATTTTGCGGCACCCGGCCACGACGGCACCAAAAAACGAAAGAGGGATAACTGTACGTCATCACCGCACCGCCGCCGTGGACGACGCGCGACGCGCGCGACACAGGACACGGAACGAGAAGCAGTCCCGTCGTCGTCGTCGTCGAGGGTGTCGTCGTCGTCGTCGTCGTCGTCCTCACAACGACAAGACGAGATGCTGGCGTGGATGAGTGGTTTGGAGACGCGTGTTCGGACCGGCGACCTGCAGATCAGGTACGACACGCTGCTGACGATTCCGGGTACGACCGTTGTGCTCTGTACCGAACAGTTTGTGTTTATCGAGAGACACGCGGTGTGCGAGCCGAGCGGCGGTGTACTCCCGATCCACGTGAACGGTGGTCTGATCCTGGGTGATCGCAACGCGGGGAAAAGCCTGGTTGTGCAGCAACTGGTGTACGGGCGACGCGGGGTGCCCGGTGGCACGCTCGAAGTGACGGCGGCGGACCGAGAGGCTTTGGTTAGAGGGGGAGGGGGAGGTGGAGGGACGACGACGACGACGACCGCCGCCGCGCCCGGTTTACGCGATAGCGCTTACCCCGTCGACGCACCACCCGCGTCCCGGTACCTCGCGCGGTGCTGTCAAGTTCGTGCGCGCGTCACCGCGACGCTGCTCGTGGTGCCGGGTACACTCGTGGACCAGTGGATCAAGTACTTCGAACACGACCCGAAGCTGGTGTGCGTGTACAACAAGCGCACGTTACGGCTGTGTACGCGTGAACGAGTCCAGGCCGCGTCGGTGGTGATCGTGAGTCACTCGTGCTTCATGGATTTCCTGACGCGAGAGGACGAGGTGCGCGGTAAGATTCGCGCGCGGGTGCTAAAGTACGGCGGCAGCGACGTAAACCCGAACGTGGACTGCGGCGAGGAGACCCGTGGCGACGGGTCAGGTTTCAATTTGAACTGGTTCTACTGGGCGCGGATCGTGGTTGATGAGGTGCTCCTTTTTTTCGCGGAGTACGTCACTCGAAAACCGTGTCACCCCGAAGTCGTCTCGCCCGCGGCGGCGACGTGTAGCGCCGGCGCGCCCCGGGACGTGTTTTTCTCGCGAGCGGCCGTGAAAGATTTCCCGGCGTTCCACACCGAGCTGTGGTGGGGCCTTCAGGGAGGCGTGTCGCTCTCGTCACCCGCGGACAGCGCGAAGGTCGTATCGCTGATCGAAGTGTTGTGCGGCTCCCGGGGGCGTAACTCGGCGCTGTGTTTATGCCGCGGCGTCGTCAAAGTTGACAGCTTTTCATCGTGTATCTACGCGGCGCCGGCGCTGGACGACACGACTCCGGTGGTGTGGCTCGATCGCACGGTGTTCGGCGAACTGAGCTCGCACGAGCAGCAGGTGTACGACACGCTGGTTCACCTGGACGCGTCGCCGTCGTCTCTACGGGGCGTGTGTGTCGGAGATCTGTCGTTCATGAACAAGTACATGACAACCGTGGCCCACTGGGCAGAAGTTGTACCTCTCGGGGTCGAGGCGATCAATCGTTCTCTTATTTTAACCGAAGAAGAAATACGCAACGCCGAGGTATCCGACGACGGCGACGGCGGCGACGCGGGCGTTGGAGACGGCGACAGCGACTACGTGCCAGACGACGGCTCGACGACGACGACGACGACAACGACGAGCACGGACGAGGCGGCGGGCGTAGACGGCAACGGGGAAGACGCGGAAGAGACCGCGAGTTCTTGGGTGACCGTACCAGACGACGACGAGGTCGGTGCCGAAAACACCGCCGCGGGCACCCGAACGCGCGTAGTGCGTCCGGCGGCCTCGGCAGTTGTACGACTGGCGTCACCGACGTCGGGTGAACCGCCGCGGGCCACACCGTCGCCACCGTCGCCACCGTCGCCACCGCCCCCTCCGCCCCCACCACCACAACGGCCCGCGACGGCGACGACACGGCCGGCCGTAACCGAGTCGGATCACGTGGAGTTGACCACCTTTTTCGAGGCGCTGACAACCGAGATCGGTGAACGACGCGAGTACTTTGTCAAGACGTCGACGCAGCTCTCAAAAAACGAGCTGACACCAACGGTGTGTGCGATCTGCCTGGTAAACGTATGTGACGTGATCTTTGTGTGTGGACACATGCTGTGTCACGTGTGTGTGATCGACCTATTTCATTCAAACATGGAGGACGACGAAGACGATCAGCCGCCGGAGCTGCTCGCGCCGTGTCCCACGTGTCGCTGGTTACTCGAGCCGGCAGAAGTGTTCTGGGTGCTGGATCAATCGTTTCCGGTGCCGTCCAAGTTCGTGAGCTTAGAGAAGATCGTTGCGGCGCGGCCGGGAAGCACCACCGTGGTGATGACCGAGTGTCCCCGCGTGTTACGCGGGTTACACGCGCAGTTCAAGGTGAAACAGGCGTCCGGAGTGGAGCCAAAGCTGTGTCCGTCGCGCACGCAGCCGTGCGTCACCGCGCTCACCAGCTGGCCCTGGAAAAAACCGGTAGCGTCGCCGTTGGTGGGGGGTGCGGGTGCCGTCGGTTCTGACGCGCGTGAAGTTATTGAGGGCGGGCCCGTAGTTCGCGCGCGCGCGGGCGGGCGACACCGCGCGGCGGCCGGGGTACCGGTGTGTCCCCCCACGTCGCCGTCTCCGTCGCCCTCGCCACCCCCTCCGTGCTCCCCCACCCGTGTTCTTTTTTTACCGTTGTTCAAAACGTTTGGTTTAAAACTGCACAACGTAGACACCGTGGTGTTTGTTCACCCAGTTTCAGGAAATGCAGATGAGAGAGAAATCGTGGAACGTCAGGCGCTGGCGTGTATCATAGACCGAAAACCCGGAAGTAGCGGCACGTACGGGGGAGGTACCGCGGGATCGCCGTTGACGGTGATTAGACTGGTGGCTACCGACACGATCGAGCACGGCTAGAGTCGGAACCTCACCACGTAACCAAAGTCTTCACGTGGCGAGGGGCCTCTGACGCGCGCCGCGGGTGGTGAGCTGGGCGAAAAAAAAGTAAAAAAAAATGTGGTTGAAAAGCCAACGCTCGCCGCTGCAGTTGTCGCAAGGTGTTAAAAACACACGCTTGTTTTTACGCGTCATCTCGTCACTTTTTCATAAAAAGGATCAGGGTGGCGCGCACGTCAATTTGTGTATGGACTTGAACTTCGCACGCGTCGTCGCGGAACGTGACATGTACAACTTTATTTTATCGTGTGAGTATCACCGCGAAGTAACGCACCACTTAATGGTGATGAGGGCCGAGCAGAAGGCGTGGCGACGAGAGTGTTCGGCATCCATCGAAGAGTTGCGCGTCCTGCTACTCGTGCTGGACGCCGACGTTCGCGCGTTACGGCGGTGTAACCACCAACGAAAAGAAAGCGACGGGAGCGACGATCGGACGGTGGGCCACATCACGGGGTCCACGTGGGTGTGGCGTCGCTGGGTCGGCGGCTCGCGGGTCTACCCCGAAAACTATGCTCACGACGAGTAGTCGTGGCGACACGCGCGCGAACACAATTAAACAAGGCGACACCGAGGTGACACCGTCACGCACGCACGCACGCATCGATCTGTGAACAAACGATCCGACGCCTTTTGGAAAAAAGTCTTGAGGTTTTTAAAGAGATAAAAAAGTTGACGCGCGGGCACGCTTAGGCTAGGGGAAAACGCCGTTCTCCATGAAATAGTTGTGTAAGTGTTGTACTTCCGTGTTTAGCTCGATAACCACGTCCCATTGTTGTTTCGAGGCTGCGAGAAGAAGCTTTGCACACGGTACGAGCATACCAAATAGATAACTCACGTTTGGCACGAGTCGGTAATTATACTGGGCCAATTGTTCTAATAAATCATAATTGGTTAGTTCCGTATTATACGTTTGAGACGTAAATTCTTTTAGGAGTGCCATGTAGTGCGTGTATTTTGTATCTTTTTCTTCTGCTTCTTTATATCTTGCACGGGCTTGTGCTCGTCGACGCGCCGAGTCCTGCTGAATCGCACGCGCCGTGACGGCTGCAGCTTCAAACTTAGAAACAATGTCCGTGAAGGCGCACGTCGTCTCATAGTGGCCTACCTTAGAAAGCGAACGCATCAGGGGATCACTGAACGCTTGAAACTCGACGCCATCATGATGGGAAGCGCGTTCAAAATGACTTGGTTTATAAGTTTGGTCCAACGGATCGTAGCCCCACGAGTTGAATAAACGATAAAAGGGTCGAAGAATTTCTCGTTCGTTGGGGTGCACGGCGCGCGTTTTGGCCATATTTTGACGACACTTCCGGTCATGTTCGCTCTCCTTCTCCTCCTCCTCCTCCTCCTCGCCCTCCGCCTCCTCCTCCGCCGCCTTCGCCGCCTTCGCTGCTCTTGCCGCCTCCTCTTGTCGGCGGGGCTGTCTCCGCGCGGTTGCCTCCTTCTGCAGATATTCAGTGGCACACGCGCGCGTTGCCGCCCGTTGGCGTTGCTGTGCTTTGGAAAATTCCTCTTTCGCTTGCTCAGCGTCATAAGACGCGATAACTACGGGCGCCGGTAGTGGGGCGCTCGACGCTTGTTTTTTATCCACTGCTTCTACTGGATCTAAGACAATATCCGAGTCGGAATCTGGGTCCGCGTAGGCTGCGAACTCCGCTCGTTGGTCTTCCAGTTCTCGTTGTAGAGATTGGAGAATATCCGATTCGGAATCTGTGTCTGCACCACCGTGTAAGAGGCGTTGTCGGTTGGTTTGACGTTGTACTCTTGATTGATTTTTCGACGGTGTGCGACTCGTGTGTCGTGTTGTTCGTGACCGGGGTGCATTTCTCGACGTTGTGAGACGTGCGTGTCCTGTTCTTCGTGACCGGGGCGCATTTCTCGACAGCGTCACACGTGCGTGTCCTGTTCTTCGTGATCGCGGTGGATTTTTCGACCGTGTGCGACGTCGGCGCGTTTCTGTTTGACGACGAGGACGTGGGTGAACCATTTGTCTCGGGCAGATGTGTTTGTGATAGATCCAATATAATAATTTAACTGTATAAAACCATGACACTTATTATAGTTGTTTTATTTCTAAACTTATCCGTTACTTTATTCATGTTGTCCAAAAGCTCGTCGCTGTTGATTTAAAAAATCCCTCCTTAATCTTCGATGCGTTCTTGCAATTGCTTGGTTTTCCGGCACATTGTTTCTTCGCAGCCAATCGTCAAATTGAAGCTCGAACAGTTCATCTTGCAAGTTTGGTAAAGGTACGGCCACGGGTACGGCCACGGGTGCGGCCACGGGTACGGCCACGGGTGCGGCCACGGGAATTACAGCTAGGTTCCTAATTGCACAAGGTTTAAAAGGTGCTCGACAGAACGGACATAAGGCTTGACTAGCTTGGTTAAAATCGATACAAGCGCGGTGAAAAATATGTGCACACATGTACGGTCGTATTATTACTTGATCGTTTTCGATAATTTGATCCAGACAAAGTGGACACTCCTCGTAAAGATAAATAGCACCACCACCTAATCTTTTGTGTTGGCCTGGTGTTTTGCGCCTCCCGGTTTTGCGACTTCCACTTTTGCGTCTTTTGCTTTTTTTGTGTCGGGAAACTTTGTTGGCTGCGCGCCGTTCCGCACTTCGGAGTTTGGGTTTTTGTAGGGCGTTACTTTTAGTCATGTTGTTTTTTATGGTAACTGATTATAATTTTTTCAAAAAGATCTTATTTAAAAATGTTGTGGTGTGTGCATGTTTAACTCGATCTGTGCATAGGGCTCGTACTTGCGCTTAAGTGTTGGAATATGCTCACACGGCACTGTAAAACTCTCCCCTTTGCGTTTGCCTGCGTGTACTACTTTGCGAACCGTGTACTCTGGTCGAAGCGTCGTGGCTGTCCATGCGGCGAGCTTATCAACGTAGTTTACCCAGTAAAGCTTCGGATACATACGTGGAATCTGTGCAGACTTGAGCGGCATGAGGTGTTGTTCCACTAGCATTTTGTGCGTGTCCGGAACAAGCGGGTGTACCGCATGTGTGAGTCGCCACCCGGCAAAGAGTCGCGCAGACCCGCCAGAAATAGTGGTCTTTTTGCAAACGACGTCGTGTCGTATGTTCTCAAAGAAAACGAGGAGATTCCCGGGCGGTACGGTGACGAGCTTACGTACATCCTTGTAGGCTTTGATTTGCGCCTTATCGGTGATGGCGGCGAAACCTCCGCCGGAGTTGATGCCGAGTAGGTGTGATCCGGGTTCGCACGAGAACCCCTGTGACTCCGTGTCCAGATTGAGCCACCCACCGAAAATATGATCGCCGTGCAGTGCGTACTTACACTCGTCACGGTGAACGCTGTCTGCGCTGGCCTTGACCCCTTGCGGGCGTAGCATACAGCGGTCTACGATTTGTTCCATACGCAGGTCTGGGTCGCGTAGATCGTGTCTGAGCTGCTTGAAGAGGGGTTTAACGAGGTCGTGTAGTTGGACGCGTAGTTGTCGGACCAAGGGGTGATGCTGGCTGGAGGGCGTTGAGATGGCGGCGAAGCCTCCGATGACTGCTGTTGTGGCACCCTCCTGTAGCTCGGGTAGATGCAGCATAGCGTGTATGAACTGGTGACGTGTGTCTCGTAGCTGCGATCCTTGAATGACAGGCACGAGTGCGTATCCACGAGTAAGAAGGTCTGGTCGCGTGGACATACGTGTAAAGGCAAAAGTTTTGATAATGAAATGGGTGGCTCTCGCGCGCGTGTGATCTGATTGGCGGGGAAACAAATGCACGCCCATTGGTCGCTTCCAGTTATTTTCAAATTGAAGACGTTGACTCATTAAACGAACGTGGCATTGTGTCGCGCAAACATTACTCGCTAAGTGACGCGTAAACTTACCTCAATTCGTTTAAACCAATTTTTAACCAAGTCGGTCTGGCTCTGGCTCTGGCTCTGGCTCTGGCTCTAGTGATAGAAAAAAAACCATAAAACCCCCACGTAAACGTTACACGAAAACTCTTGATTGGGCTAAATTTTGACGAATCAAAACACGACCACTCACATCCTTTCATTTCTCATTCACTTTCTTTTGCTACAATGAACTCCGGCGCCCAGAGAACCACCGAACGTGACACGCCGTTCTCATCTCCCGCTCCTCGAAGCCGGATGATTACTTCGATTACTCTTAATCGAGCTACTCCAGTTGTTCAGCCAACGAGGACCGTCAATGCACCCGATGCTCCTCGTCGCCGTCCCGTTCCATCACCTTCAACGCCTTCAACCCCCCTTCCAACTCTTCGACTGGACTGGGTTGCAAGCGTTCATAATATGACTGCGTCAACCTCAGCTCCAAATACGCCACCGACCCCGGATACTCGTCGCGTGTTACCTGCCGTGCTTCTGCGTCAACCCGAACACTACGCGAGTGATGATGAAAATGACCAAGACCCTGAAACTTCGCCGCCCCGAAGCTCACACGCACGCATCAACTTAGTTAATGTGCATGGTAGATTGCGCCTCAATTTTGATAATGTGTCTCAATAAACTCCACGACGTCACCTCGGACCTATCAAGTAAAGCTAACTTTTAAATTTGCATTCACGTTCAATAAAAAAGCTTCACGATCGACACTAGTTCTTCGTTCAAACCGGCGTCGATCGTGGCGATCGCGTCCTCGATCTCCGCGCGCAACACCTCAAGCTTGTCTTCAAAATCCACCGCCGCACCACCGCCGTCCGGGTTAAACCGGATCCAGATCCACTTCCCACCAAACACCATGAACACGTCGTCGTACCGCAGCTCCTCGTCGCCCGCGTCGTACCCACGCCGGTGCGCGAACTCGTCCGTCTCCACCGCGAGCATCGTGCCTCCGATCAAGCGCCGGTGGTCGATCCGACGGCGGTGCGTGCAGACACACCCGCCCGTGTACAACGCCGTGTCGTGTGTAAACCCCGGGAAGTTGTCGTTGATCATGTTGCGCACCGCGATCTCCTTGGTGTGTGTGTATACGTGGGCGCTACGCGGGTCGTCCGGGAACACGCGCTTGAAACACGTCGCGCACCACCCGTCGTACTTCACACTCCCACTTCGGCTATCGACCCACGACACACAGTTCGGACACCGCCGTCCGCCCCCGTGACCCTTGCATTTCGTCGTCCCACCACGTGCGCTCTTGCCGCACCCCTGGACGTCACACCGCCTGCCGCCCCCGTGACCCGTGCACTTTGTCGTCACGCCCACGGCGCCCCTCGTGCACCCCTCGACGTCACACCGTCGGCCTCCCCCGTGACCCGCGCACTTCGTCGTCGTGCCTTGTGCACTCTTGCCACACCCCTCGACGTCACACCGTCGGCCGCCCCCGTGACCCGCGCACTTCGTCGTCGTGCCTTGTGCACTCTTGCCACACCCCTGGACGTCACACCGCCGGCCGCCCCCGTGACCCTTGCACTTCGTCGTCGTGCCTGCCGCGCTCTTGCCACACCCCTCGACGTCACACCGCCGGCCGCCCCCGTGACCCTTGCACTTTGTCGTCCCACCACGTGCGCCCCTGATGCACCTCTCGACGTCACACCGTCGGCCGCCCCCGTGACCCGCGCACTTCGTCGTCCCACCACGTGCGCTCTTGCCGCACCTCTCGACGTCACACCGCCGGCCGCCCCCGTGACCCAAACACTTCGTTGTCTTGCCTTGTGCACTCTTGCCGCACCCCTCGACGTCACACCGCCGGCCGCCCCCGTGACCCTTGCACTTTGTCGTCGCGCCCACGGCGCCCCTGATGCACCTCTCGACGTCACACCGTCGGCCGCCCCCGTGACCCAAACACTTCGTCGTCGTGCCTTGTGCGCTCTTGCCGCACCCCTCGACGTCACACCGCCGGCCGCCCCCGTGACCCAAACACTTAGTCGTCGCGCCTTGTGCAAACCTGGTGCACCTCTCGACGTCACACCGCCGCCGACGTCTTGGTACTCTCATCTTAGTTTATAAATGATTGAGTACACCAAGTTAAAAAAGAATCATTGATATTTTGTTTTCAAATTAAATTTCATGCCTAACTACTTGAACGATCTCCGCGTGCAACACCTCCAGCTTATCTTCAAAATCCACCGCCGCACCACCCCCGCGGTGTGACGTCGAGGGGTGCGACAAGGGCGCACTAGACGGGCCGACTTAGGTTTAATGTAAACCCGGTAACGGTATCATTACGAGCTCTAACTCATGCACGTATCGTTCCGTTTCGCTGCTGTACTGCTCGTCGTCTTCACTCTCAACCGCACGGGACAACCGCGTGTTCCGCCGGGGTGGCGATATTACCAAAAAGTCTTCATGTACTGGGAGATGCGGCAAAGGCGGTGGCGCCACCGCGGGTGTCGTCGCCTCCGAAACCGGAAGAAGAGCCGGTGGCGCCGCCGCGGGTGTCGTCGCCTCCGAAACCGGAAGAAGAGCCGGTGGCGCCACCGCGGGTGTCGACGCCTCCGGACGCGGAACGAGAGCCGGTGGCGCCACCGCGGGTGTCGACGCCTCCGGACGCGGAACGAGAGCCGGTGGCGCCGCCGCCGCGGGTGTCGACGCCTCCGGACGCGGGGAGAGTGGGTGGCGGAAAGAAACGCCGTGTGACGGACCCCCGCGATGCACGAGGTGTGACTCGCGTGGAATTACGAATCGGGTCGGCAACACACCCGTCACCGCAGTGTGGGTATCTTTTACGGCCGTCGTACCGTGGACCAAAAACAACGCGTGGGGTGCGGAGCCGGGCGGTGTGGCACCCGACGCGGTTGTGGTGTTGTTCAGATTTGACGCGAACGCGAGCGTGGGGTACGGCTGAATGAGATCCATAACTACTACGGGGTTGGAAGCTTCCGACGTGTCGATCATAATAGGTGCGCTCTGTGGTTTCGGCGTTGTTATCAAATCATCCCGGTGTCGTGCCGTGTGGCGTGTGCTCCGGCTTTTTTTAAACTGCTCGATGAGTTCCATTAACTGCGGGGAAATAAAAGTGGTCTTCTTCCGTCGAACCCGGATCGCACACGGAGAAGGCGGTGGTGAAGTCGTGATCGATACTGAACTCAACGAACGCGCGCTGTGAGCACGTGCGCGCGTTGGAGTTTTACTTGTAACGCTTTCCTTTTTTTTTGATCTCTGCTTTGTTCTTAAACACCCGCATCCACAGCACCAGGATAACATTTAACTGTATACGGGAGGATTTAAAAAAACAAAAAACGTCCGTGTGTGCGTGCGAGAGCTCGGAAGTAGCAGACTTCTGAACAACACAACTGGTTTGGACCATTTACGTTACCAGTCTTGCATTGGCAGCATTTAACCGTAAACGAAGTCTGTGAAATGGTTTTTTTGAGTTCCGACTGGTCGGATGTCAAGGGGAAAAAAGTGTACGGCTGTTGTGAATTATTTGGCCTATAAAACATTGCCATCTCTTTCATGCATCGCGAACTGTACCACGCCAGATCGAAAGCAGTGGCGCTCCTTGGGCGAGTCTAGTTTTCGACTAGGCGCTGCGAGCACGCCAGATGATCACCGGTGTATCGATCATAAAGAGGCTGATGAAGAACGCGCGTTTCTGAATTTATCCACGATCGTGGATGCAAAAAAAACCGTTTTTTGGCGTTCAAGGCTATTAAAAAACGTTTTTGAAAACGACTAGTTTTTGTGTCTACTGCATGCACGCGTATGTGAGCTACAACATACACCGCAACATCTATTCGTACACTGCGTGGCCGCCAGGTTCTCCATACATGTAATGCAACATTTATCACTTGTTGTTGTTTTCCTTTTTTTTCCCAGGGTATTGGTATCGGAACCGCGCGATTTTCGTTGCGAGTCTTGCAAGGCTCTCAAGTTTCGCTCGTTTACAAGTGCTTCCTGCTTTTTGGCATCATACTTTCGATAGGCTCTTTTGTTTCGCTCATCAACATCTCGCACATAGCATTCGTACTCGTCGCGATCATTCGTGCAAAAAGCGGATCGATACTTCGCGATGTTGTTATCGCGAAACGCAAGGTAGTCGCCATAATTTTCATGCTCATAAGGGTCGTCTTCGCCTGTTTCGTCAAGGTATTGCGTGTACGCTTCATCGATTTGTGTTAAAAATGGTTCTCGCTGCACTCGCAATTCTTTGACTGACGCTTTTCGCTTGATCATTGCTTGTTCTAAGACCTCTTTTTTCTTAGCACGCTGAGTGGATGTCCTTTGTTTGATGGCGGCATCATACGCTCGAAGTTGTGCGACGGAGCCGTGTCGTTTGAGTGCGGCCACGAATAGGTCTACCCTCGAAAACAACTCCATATCGGCGACGCCCCAGTAGTGCGCATTTCGTTTGAATGTTCGATCCAGCCCCTCCAAGTCTTGGGCGCGCAGTCGAAACAGCTTGCATCCTGCCGTTTTGCACACCATTGGCCGCCTATGTTCCACTGCGTTGTGCAGTAGGCCGACATAGACACGAACATCATGCAGGCAAGCAGTGAGTTTGAGGATGTCTGTCGGCACCCGAAGCCGGAACTCGCGGTCCAAAACCACGGGAAACATAGACCGTGACGTACGCCGCAGCGTTAGCAGGTCTCCGCAGCTACAGAAGGAGAGGATTTGGGATTGCATATCGGATGATAGGTTTGAAAACAGCATGGTCGACAATAAAATGGTCGGAGTTTTTTTTTAAGCGTAAAAAACCACCAAAAACATTATATTATGCAAAAAAATTTATTTTTAGGTGGGGGGGGACTTGTGTCGCACGCACCACAGTGTTGCACACCGTGTTCTTAAAATGGTTCAGGGACACGCGCGTTGTTGGTGTCGAACGCGGGTAAAGTACGCACTAGTTGCGTGTTAAGAATATAGTCCGCGTAGATAAACGGTGTTTGAAGTTTTAACAAAAAGTATCCGAGTGCGGCGGTCCCGGGGATGTAGGTGTAGAGGATGAGATGACCTTCGTTTTGATGCACGAGTGAGAGAGCGGCCTTCACCGCGTCTTGAACGTTTG